AATTTAATATATTATATAAATATAGTAAATAGTAAAATTTTAGTAATTTTTAGTATTATCTATTACCTTAATGTTAACCTCTTTTGGTTTTTGATTTTTGACACATTCTGCCTTTGCGTTTTCGATTGCACTTTTCCAATTATCCCCATACTCTCCCGACAGACTCATCATACCATCAAAAACCTTTTCAGAATCTCTTTTATAATCAGTAATTTGTTCCTCACTGAGACCGGGCATATTAATTATAATCTGTTGAATTGCTGCTGTCTCTTCTTCAATTACCCCCATACTCATTGCTGATAGTATTTGAGAATCAGTTTTATCATTAATATTTTTGCAGTTTATGATGGGATGTTGACCACTAGCAATCTTCTCAAAATTACCTATTGTTTTATTAAGTACGTTAGTTTTTGCAGTCGCTAAATTATACTTATTATCTGTTGCCCTTTCCAAAGCATCATTAAGACCTTTCATTGCTTCTTCGGCTATCTCCTGAGCATCGGGAAAAAATCCGGCTCCAATATTTGCCCATTCATCAAACACTGCTCTGATAGGATTTTGCCCTTTTCTGGCTGCATCAATTCCGATATATGCTGAATAAAAAGCTGCCGGATATACTATAAGTCTCAAACCATAAAATTTAAACCTTCCCCCCATTCCGGCATTTAACCCCGGATATTTTAAATAAGCTTTAAAAGGCCATGCAATAGCACTTTTTGTACCACTCCAGATTTTTTGCATTCTGGTTTTTTCTTCGATATCTGGCATATCATCTATTTTTTCTTTTATTTTATCAACATTTACAGGTGTACCCTCTATAGGTCCTTTAGGATTATTCTGTATATTGATGTTATCCACTTTTGCACCATCTTGAATAATAATAACATGATTCCCTTCACCCTGCACTTTATTCGCTTCAGTAGCAATAGCTGTCATATTTTCCTCTGTGGCTACTACAGTTTTACCATCTAATTCATCTAAAGATTTACCAATGGGGTTAACTACCTCATCTCCTTTAGGTTTAGTAGGTTCAACCTCCCTCTTCTTCGGATCTACATTTTCAAATTCACCTTTTTCATTTTTCTTGTATTGATCAACTTTACCAGTTCCATCAGTTTTAGTTATTAATATTTCATCACCTACTTTTTCCACTTCTATTTTGGTAGGATTCATTTCTATTACTTTTGAATTACCTAAAGCTTCACTGTATAATTCTACTACAGTTTCTCTCATTCCACCTTCGGTTGGCACATCTTTAAGGGCTGCTACAAAAACATTTTCATCCACATTTTTTAACTGACCAGTATTTGCCATATAATCCAAACTTTTAATGAAACTATTTACCTTCACTAAATCTACACTTGCCGGTATAAGTTGTTTCCAAACATTAGGAAATTCATCAATATGTTTACTTAAATCGTCAAAAGTACCTATTTTAAAATTTAAATAATTAGTAAGAATTTTAGGGTCAATAGTTTTTAACCCAGCAGTAAATGCTCTCTTTAATGATTGTAATGGCCTTCTCTGTTCGTGTAACATAGAGGTATTTTTTACTAGATTACCATATAATCTATCTTCTGAAAATAGGGATTTCATTCTTGAAATCTCTTCATTTAATGTTTTNATTTTATTTTTCATCTNTTTTTTTTAATATCCTAAATCTGATTTAGTTAACACGTGGTTAGTATTTCTTAACTCAGAAATTTTAACTAAAGGGTTACCTGAATTATCTAAAATCATAAAATCATCTCCTAATGTTTTAGTATCTATTTTTTTAGGGTTGTCGGTAGAATATACACCAGAATAAGTGAGATTTTTATAATTCAATATTATATTTGAGGGGTCACTATCATCACATTCAAATTTACCATCATATTGGACTTGAGCAAATTCTATAGTACCATTTACTGCTTTTTGTAAAACACTTAAGGTATCAATATAAGTCATTCTCCCATTATCCCAAAAAGTGTAATTCATATCAGGATAATTTTTTCCATTATGTGTAATGTTACCAACAGAATGCATTAAATAACAATTTCCTACACCAGAATGTTTTTTAATAGTTATATTATTACTATCAATACCCTGTTGTGTCATCCATTTCTTAACGCATTGTAAAAAAGGTTTATTTTCACATCCTGCACTCGATGTTCTTTGTTCACTTTTATTATAAACTACATAACCCGCCTTCTCTAATTGTTTCTCACAATCCGCATGAGATTGTTCATTTAGACCCATTAAATGTCTTATCTGATTTATTTCGGTTATAATATTTTTTTTATTCTTCATCTTTTTCTATAATGTTTAAAATCCTTTCAAATTCCTTAATATCCTCATTAATAAATATATCTTGTTCTGAATTAAAACCATATTCTATAATATAATTCTTATATTTATCCAGTTTTTCTTTTATTTCAATTAGAGTTATGTTATTTTCCATTATGTTAAGGTACTTTATATTTTTCCAAAAAATTATCTATACCCTCTTCACCTGGTGGATTAGGAGCATTCATTACTTCTACATCAATATTGTCAGGAATATAAACTACTCTTTTACCATCTTCTTTTTCATTAGTGGATTTTTCATCACTTTTATGTTTATAAATCGTATCTTTTTTATAATCAGATTTTAGCTCATATCTTTTTTTATAGGAGTCTGTTTGAAATTCTGCAGGTACTTTATTAAAATCATTCATTGTAGGTTGTTGTTTATTTTGTATGAACTTTTTATCATAAGGTCTCCACCCACTTTTCCATGCTTTAGTTAATAAAATATTATCATCACGAGACTTTTCCATAGTAAAATTAGGGTCAGTATTTAAAATAGAACCAAAAATTTGTTTAGTTTGGTTCCAATCGTAACCCTCAACCTCAACGCGATTTTTAATAGAAGGATGTAATTTATATTTACCTTTTCTATATATTAAACCCACCCATTCTTGAACTTCAGGTAATTGTAAAATTTCTTGTACCCCCACAAATGCACCTATTTGAATTAAAAATTCTTTATATAATGGTCTCTTTAGATATTTATTGAGTGTAACCAATACATCACCATTGTTTGCCTTTAATGCGTTTTGCCAATCCTCATTTTTAAAGATTTCTTGTAAAGAAAATGAATGTTTTTTCCTAACAGTGTTTTCTGCTTTTTCTAAATATTTAGTATAAGTTTTTAATAAATCCGGTTCAATCTTATTAAAAGTTTTTATTAAATCATGTGCCATTAAAATTTCACTATCTGCCATTTTAAATTTATTGGCTGCATCACTATAAATTTTTGCCAATTTCTCTTTATCTTTTATACTTTTTAGGTTTTTAACCGCCCCAAATTCTTTCTTTGTTTTATCTACTACTTCCCCCATATACTTATAAATCTTAGGATTGGCACTTGCTTTTCTAATATTATTCATAGTTTTCATACCACCACCAGCTATACCCCNNCCTAACTGTTAATATACCAGCAAAGAATTGCTGCAGTGCTTTCTGCNCCTGTTTCTGCATTAAAAGCTTCTACACCATAAGCAGTGGCATTNATTGCATCTAACCCAAAACTTATTGCAACCCCATAGACAGGGATTGCTAATGCCGCAATAGATAATAAATCTAATACACAATGATAATCTTCCGTACATTTACCTAAATAATCTACCACTCCCTCAAAAAATCCTGGGGCATTTTCTTTTTTATAGTCTTTAAATTGTTTTGTCCACCCTAATAAATCTTGTTTACTAAAATTTCCATGTTGGGTTAAATATCCATCGTTATGGCTTGTTTCGTTTATGCACCCACACATATGTCCTGCCTGTGTATTATAAACAAATACTCCCTTTTCTGTTTTGTTGGCACAAAATGTCCAAGGACTTTCACTTATATCTTTATAATATACGTGATACCAACCCCTGGATGTATATCTATTATCTTTAGGTTTCCCATAATATACTTTGTTTTGGGGTCCGGGGGAACCAATTTTTGCTTGTTGTTGACGTGCTTGTTTTGCCCCCTCATTATCACTACCATAATACTGTATTATCCATTGTTTATCAGAAGTTTTCGTACAATATTGAGATATAAGGTTTTTTTGATCTCTAATAGTTCGATTCCAGTCTTGCGCCATTGTATAATTCTTCCACAATTCCTGTTGCTTCATATCATAAGCAGATTGTGCCAGTTGTTTATTATAGTTATTTTGTTTTATATACCTACTTAATCCGCCTGTTACATCATCTACCGGAATAGAGGGATTATAATCTGCGATTGGGAAGTCATCCACCTCATTATCGTAATTATAAGGATGATCTTCTAAAGATTGACCGGTAGGTATTAATTTCTCAAGAATTTCATCGGGTATTAAATTATGACCTGTTTTAGAATTTGGTGCGCCCCATAATCCCCATTGTCCTTGTGCTCGTTTATATGCACCTTCTGGTGTTGTCCATTCTAATTCTCTAGTAAGACGATCAAATTCCTGTGCCTTATATCGGTTATATGAATCACTATCAAAACCAGAATATTTACCTTCTTGATTTATATCATAATCCTTTACATTATTAGCACCATAAAATGTACCATCTTCATCGGTATATTGTTCAGTTAAAAAAAGGCGTTTATATTGATTTTCAGTAATACGAAGCTTCATAAGTAAATTTATATAATAATAAATATCTATAGGCATAGAAAAAGCCACTAACCCGTGGCTTATTTCAATATCTTTATATGGAGATTACAATCTCTTAGAATACGTTGATTGCTCTATCGAACCTCAATGTACATGTGATATCTGCCAAGTCACTAGAAGAATAATCCAACCCACCGAAATCTGCGTCGTTAAGTTGAGTTCCTTGAAGAATCCATTTTTGTACTACAACACCTGTAGGATCTAACATTTCTAATTCAACGTCTTTTTTGTATCCTGCTGCGTAACCTTGTCTACCTGTTACTGATTCAGAGTGAAGTCTTACCCACTCCATTAATGCTTGTGTTGCGGAAGGACCGATTGGATCTCTAAAGGTAACTGAAATAGTTTCCCATCTAAATCTACCAATAACAAAAGTCTCCGTATTTAAGAAAGGTATTGATACCTCATCACTTGTATATTTTGGTCGACTTGCTGTAGAAATCCACCATTCTTGAATACCTAATTCATCAGGAAATCTAAGAATCCATCTATTCTTTCTTAATGGTTCGTAAGGAACCGGCATTCTCATTAATAAATCTGCCATTGTTTTATTTTTTTAATATTGTTTTATTCTTTAATTATAAATATTCCACTTTTAAAAAAAAGTTTACTTTTTAACGATAATTCTTTTTTTCTTAGGGTTTTCAGGATCAGAAGTATCATATACTAAAAATCTAACATCAGGATATAAACCTTTTAAGGTTTCTTGTATATATCTTTCTGCAGTTTCCACATTACCTAAATCATCATCACTAAATCCTATACTAATACCCGTATATTCAGAATCGTCTTTTATTTTATCTACTGCCTTTACTACTCTATCTACAAAACTCTTTAACGCCAATGTTTTTGCAATTTCAGGTTCGGTAGAAGTAGACTCTACCCCAAACTTTTCCATAAATTCATCAGAAGATACAGGATAATAATCTTGTAAATTAAGATATTGATCAATTGATACACCATGAAGGTTGGCAATCATTTGTCCTCTCTCCTCTTCTGTTAAAATGGTATCTATTATTATCTTTATTGCGTCTTTTATTGCCTGTGGGGGATTTCCCCTTGCCGTTATAATAGAGAAATCACTTCCATAGCATAATGCTTCCTTAAATTTATCAAAACTAGGACCAAACGCTTGTTTTCTTAATGCTTCATTAGTATCTTTTATAAAAGAATCGTAAGATCTAAAATCTTTAAAAGATTTCATAGGGTCATTATCTACATATCTATATAATTTTCCCATTTCTTTACGTACTTCCCTAAATTCTTCGGTAGATACGGAAATAGGTACCCACCCTTTACCTACTCTTTTCTCCAAATATATCTGAGTAGGCATAAATAAAATATTATCATCCCAATCAAAAGAGTATGCTCTTTTTTGGAATTCTAATAAAAGTTTATTTTGGTGTTTGGTTAACCTAAGTTTCATAATAATAAATATTATAAGGCATAAAAAAACCCACGTTAGTGGGTTTATCTATTATCTTTACCGTTTAAATTTCGGGAAAAGGTATTTTTTCATCCATAGGGTATCTACCACTACTTGGCATACATTTTGCCCCACATTCTAATAATTTAGGTCCAATTATAAATGCATCTGTCATATCTACACCTTCTAATAATGCTGCAATATCACTCATAGAAGGAGCTTCCATTTCCATTAACATTGCCGCTATTTTCATTGCTTTTGCACTATATTTAGGTCCTAATGCGTCTTCCACACAAGAAACACATACTGGAGATGGTTCAATACTTTGTTCTATCAATACTCTTTTAACGATTTTTTGTAAATCTGATTCTTTTAATTTAATTACTTTTTTCATTTTTTATATTTTAAAAAAAGGGGAGATTTTATCCCTCCCCCATTATATTATTAAATATCATCAAAAGAAGCACCAGTATTAGTAATATTGAATTCTATGCTGATGTATTCTAATGTTCTAGTTGGTTTAATAAAGATTCTACCATTCAACTCATTTCTATCAATTGATTCTGGTGTATCATCTAATACCACTCTAAAGTCAGTTAAACCTCTTTCTTTACGGATATTATCCAAAATTGGGTTAACTAATGAAAGGAATTGATTTCTTACAACCTCATCATTTTGTTCAAATAACAATCTGATAGAAACTGCAGATATAAGTTTTCTTGCTTGAAGTAAAAGTCTTCTAACATTAATTCTATTAAGTGCTGTTTCTTTTTGTTGTAATGTTTTATTACCCCAAATTACTACTCCCACATCTGAGAATGTTGCCATTGGGTTAATCATGCCTTCATAAAGAGTATCTCTTTGGTCTAAAGTCAATTTTAATCTCGCTTTAATTGCGTTTGTTGTACCTCTATTTAAACCTGCTGCTGCAAACCAAGGAAATGCAACGTTATCTGTTAATGCAATGTTTCTAACAACCTCTAATGTTGGTGGTAACCATACATATTGGTTATTTTCTGTGTCATTCATCTGTAACCACGGCCAGTAAGTGGCAGAATAGTTACTGTCGATTCCTGCATCTGCGATTAAATCAACCGCTTCTTCTGGATCAATTGCTACACCATCACTATCAGTATCCGGTGTAGTTAGGATATAAAGTGAATCCGCTCTATCAACTTCTACAACATCAATTGCATTTTCAATCAATCCTGTTTGATCTCTTACATCCAACCCTGGAGTTGCAAATACATTTATATTAACCGATTCAGGATTATTAAATGTATATAAACCATCTAAGAATGCGTAATAGTCAGAAGTGATTCCTTCATCTCCTTCACTTGTTACAAATGTTTGGAAAGTTCCTGCCAATAATCCTGCTGCCCCATTAGTTCCAGCTTTTGTATAAGAATCTCCGTTAGTTCTTTCGGTTCTATATTCATCCCATCCATCATAACCACCAAATGGTGCAAATGTGAATTTTCTTGCCGCTAATTTTTCATAAGGACCACTAGTTACTGAAGCGTTACTCGTAAATGCCGATACACCTACTTGAAGTGCTGGGAAGTAACTACTAACACCTGCCGATATTTCTGCCCCTTCTGCATTTACATCCATATGGAAACCATCTGTTATTCCAGTATAAACACCATCATTAACTGCGTTTCTACCTTTATAATCGAAGTAATCTTGATCTACCCCTATAGAACTATTTAAACCTAAGTAAGTTTTTCTAAGTCTTGCGGTAGTTAATTGTCCGTATGCTGTCTTATATTCAATTTGTGGTGGTAAAGAAGTTCTTGTACCAATGTATTCCCTATTTAATACTCCCTCAAATCCTGCAGGGAAAGCATTGTGTGGGAAATCATCTGCCAATTCTACCATCACATATTCACTACGTAATGGATATTCACCATCCGTAGTACCTAATTTTTCTACCAATAAATCCATTATCTGTTGGATCCATTGTAATTTTTGAAAATTTCTCTACAGTTTGAATATTAGTATCAGTATCGTTGAATTTTCTAATTAATAAATCAAATGTTCTTTCATCAGGTTTAATATTAACAATAGAGAATTTAATGTCTTCATTCGCTGCGTTACCATCAGATATTGTAACGAATCTAAATAATCTTTGTAATACATTACCTCGTAGTTCTGATAATACATAAGGAGATGATGCAGATTTCCATTGTTCTTCATAATCATCTAAATTATTAGTGTCAGTAGATAATATTTCATTAAAAGTAATATCTAAACCTCTTACTTTACCTGCACTATTTAAATCATCTAATGTATTATAGTATTATTTCTCTACACATAATTCAGTTTCTTTATCCTGTGTCTTACTACCGAATAAACCTGCAATATAGTTAGTTTTTGTTTTATCTAAAGATGTATCATAACTAAATGTGTTACCCGCTGCCGTTGTACCTGTAATTGTAAACGATGCGAATGGATTAGTAACGATATCATCAGTATTTGTCATTTCAGTTGCAGTAACCGTATAATCTAAGATTTGGTCACCACCATAGTCACCTCTAGATCTTAATGTTGCAACAACACTACCATCAATACTTGAATCACAAGTTGCACTATATGTAACCACCGTACCTGATGTTACACCAGTAATTCCACCTGCAACACTTGATCCGATGGAAATAACCTCCATATCAAATGTTCTACCTGTAAAATCACACCCTACTTTAATATACGCTGGATCATCTATTGAGAAATCATCACCTACAGTTGCATTACCAATATTAGTAAATGTAGAAGATATCTCCCCATCATCATATAAGTCTTGTAAACCACTACTAGCGTCAAATGTCATAGTAACTGGTGTACCACCTGTGGTTGCACTAAACGTTAATAACGGATCATAAGAAGTAGTATCTGTTATACTTACTGTATCCGCATCAGGATTAGAGTCTAATGTAATACTCCACGCACTACCTGCCTTATAACCTGAATACCCCAATACTCTACTTACATATAATTGGTTAGTTTGTGTAAGAAATGATTTTGCAATGTAATTTAATTCATATTTGTGAAAACCAGAACCTTTAAATTTCTCAGAATTCAAACCACCAAAATAATTCATGAATTCATTATAGTTTGAAATAAAGACTGGTTCAAATGCTGGCCCTTTCGGAGTTTCACCTACTAATCCTAATGTAGTGACTCCTACTTGTCTTGTTACAAATGTTAAATCCTTTTCTGAGGTGAATACCCCCGGACTAACAAAAATTCTATCTGTCGATG